TTGATAGATCATTTGTACCTATAATAGATGGCCTAGTAGTTCTGGATTGTTTCGATGAAGAAGGTGCGGTATTTTTAGCGATATTTCTAGCTATAGTCGCAAGATAAGTAGCTGTAACATTCCTGGCTTCTTTCTTTCCTTCTGCACCTGTTCTTTTCTTCGGCGTACCCGATTTCTCCTTTTTCTCCTTCTTCTCCTTCTTCTTTCCTGGCGTCGCCTTAACTGGCGTCGCCTTAACTGGTTTCACCTGTGCGTTAACTGAACGCAAACGAGCAGCGGATTGAGCAGCCAGGAATTTAGTGTTATTCACATTTGCAACTCTTTTCGTACCACCAACACCCGGTCGATCGATAAACGACTTCATCGCCTGCCGCGTAGTTTTAGGAGTCTTTATTGGAGATGATCCAATGTTTGATCTGGAATTCAACTCTTGTATAGTTTTAGCACGCTTTACAGGTGGGGACGTGATACCTGCGTTCGAGTTGGAGTTCATACCCGAGTTCGAGTTCGAGTTCATAACATTTAATGTAGTTGTAGGTGAAAGATTAAGCGGTCTCTTCCGCGTACCAGGTCGGACTGACATCTATTATCACCTGATATTTTTTTTATAAATGTACATATATCACGTGTAAGTAGACATTATAAGTGATAATGGTTTAATAAAATAGTTCATGTATTAATACGGTGTGTAAGCTTCGACATCATCTTCCTGTTCCTGTTCCTGTTCCTGTTCCTGTTCTTCTGGTATAACCAGTTCGATTTCTTCACCTTCGTCTAACAATAACTCTTCCGCTTGCTTTTCAGCCGTAATGACTTTTTTCTTATTGTTGAAAAAAGGTAATTTAATAACCCCAAAGTATGATAGAGTACCGAATATCACAAGTACAGTCAGAATAAATACAGTAATAGTATTTCTTCTGTTCATTATAATATAAGATACATATTATTTTATTCTTTGATTATAATACATGAAGGTCATACTTAAAAAAAGTCCAAACCCGAAAAAGAAGTTTAGGGTCATGTTCGGTAGTGGTGGGCATGTAGATTTCGGTGGAAAGGGGTATTCTGATTATACTATTCATAAAGACCCATCACGTATGAAAAGATATCTCGCGCGTCATGGGCGTATGGGTGAAACATGGACTAAAAATGGTATTAAGACGGCTGGCTTTTGGTCTAGGTGGCTTCTATGGAGTAAACCATCTATGAATGAAGCCAAAAAACTGATTACAAGACGATATGGTATAATGTTCGTCTAAAAGAAATTATCAGTTCTATACATTTTCGCTTGATACGGTGAAGCTTTACCCAGTACATTTACATCTTCGTTGCCGTATATTTCTTTACATCCCATGTCATCCATACAATCCCTTCCTTCAACCGTCACGGGAATCGAATATATTTGTTGCCCGGGCGTCGATGTGTAATAATGATATTGATCTCTACGTCCATTAACTTCTTTACCATACAATGGGAGTGTTTCATCATTTTCACCCAAAAGTACACCCATTTGCTGAACATGCCCAGGTTTGTAATCCTTTATAGGTGGGTCTCTAAATTCCGGTTGTCGTCTGCGCACTGGCATTCTTTCGCGGATAGGCTGTCGGGAAGGGACTTGGAAGGGGACTCTTATAACTTCGCGAGGTCTTGTTACGAGATATGTAATCAACCCCAACAGGGCAATAATTATAATAAACCCGGTCGCATTCGCGTTTTTACGCTTCATTTATATATCATAGGAAAAAAATATTCACATCTTAATATGGACAAGGATAAGAAAGTACGTTCAAAACAGAAGTTCGCGTGGTCCCCCCAGCAGGAACAGATATTGAAAACGTGGGGGGAAGCGTCTGCGTGTTATCGGTATATGCATAATCACGCGTTTTTGATTTATAAAAAACAAAATATGCATTTTTCACTGCCTGTAATTATTCTTTCTACAGTGACAGGTACTGCAAACTTTGCACAAAGTTCGTTACCTGCAAGTATAAGAGGAGCGGCACCGGCAATGATTGGTGGTTTGAATTTAATTGCAGGTATAATCGCGACTGTCATGCAGTTTCTGAAAATAAGTGAGATGATGGAAGGGAATAGAGTTGCGTCACTTCAGTATGGTAAACTTTCCAGAACAATTCGCTTAGAATTAACACTTCCAATAGAAGAACGATCATGTGATGGGTCTACTATGATAGATACATGTCGTGCTGAGTATGATAAACTTATAGAACAATCCCCACCAATTCCATACTTCGTCATTCAAGCGTTCGAAAAACAATTCCCTGATGATAATGGAATTTTCAAACCAGAAATCATGCACATTCAACCTATTGATATGTTTATAAGTGAAGACGAGATGGGCAACGAATTGAAAAAGGACTTGAATGCAATTCGCAACGAGAGTGGTGGATCTGAATTAAGTGACGTTGTTATAAAATCTTAGAAATACGTCGTGTGAGATATGCAACCATTATGAATAACATTAGATTAAAGATACCAATACAAATCAAATAAGGAAGGACCCTCTTTTTAACGGGTTCAAGTATTCTTGTTTGAATTGTATCACTCTCCAAAAAAATATCTAAAGCTTGATCAGTAAGTTCATCAGTCATGGACTCCTTCATTAAAATAATACCACAAAAAAAGATTAGACCTCAAACGCTTCATACCCCAGAAATCACCCTATTGGAAAAATATATATCTGAAGGTCATAATGTATTTATATGCGGACCAATAGGGTGTGGTAAAAGTTTCATAGTCGATTATGTACTGGACCATAGTAATACTATAGAATTGCAGTCTGAGCTGTTTCAAAAAAAAAGTAATTTTATGCATCTTGTTGGGAACACGACATCTCACATTTTTATAGATGGATACGATGCATCTGTACATGGACATAAACAAGTCATAGACCGCATTTCCGATAATAAAGAAAAACTCACGAAAGGGTCTGTTGTAGTGACTTCTACATCAATACATCTGCTTCCAAATTTCAAGCTTATTATAGTACCCCGAAAAACACCTGATGCGATATTCTCATTAGCATGCGATACGATAGGAGCTCGGATAGCAGCCGAAAAATGTAACGGAAACATAAGGAATTTCTTTGACTATTTAGATTTTTCACATGTAAAGGACGTTTTTAAAACATCAAAAGATGTTATCATAGATATTTTATCACATAAAGGGGATTTCGATACATCTCAAACAGTACACGAACATGGTCACGTGTGCGATGTTATATTCACGAATTATCTATATTCGAAAAACTGTAATATGACTAACATAATTGAAGGATTATCACAGACGGATATACACGATACACACATGTACAAGGGTGACTGGAACTGTATGCCATTCTATATTACGTGTGGTATGGCTATACCAAAATTAAATATGGGCGAACCGATACCCCCCGATAATATACAACCAGGTAGTATATGGACCAAATATGGCAATTTCAAAATGCGTCAGAATAGACTTCGTACTATTCAAGCAAGATGTGCGACAAAAATAGGCATGGACGAACTTAGCCTTTTAAGACAATATGCGGTGGCCGGTAACATAGAGGCTTTAATAGAATATAAACTCGAACCACTCGATTTCGATATCATGAATCATTTAGCAGTTGGCAATAAACTAAAACCAACTGAAGTTACAAAAGTTAAAAAGAAGATGCGTGTATTGTTAAATGAGTAGTACGGATAGTGATGTCGATGTAGAAGAACACGATGTCGTACGAGTGAATGGTTGTGATATTTATTACTATGGCGAAGTCGAAACGGAAAGTACACTTGAATTTCTATACGAATTTAAAAAGCTCGAGGTGGACTTACTCAAAAAAGCTGTTGAACTACCAGGTTACACACCTACCATCCGGGTGCATATACATAGCGATGGCGGTGATGTTTTTTCAGGTTTGAGTATAATGGATACTTTGAAATCGTCACGCGTGAATGTCGTCACGATCGCAGAGGGTACGTGTTGTAGTGCAGCTACATTCATATTATTGGGTGGAGGGGAGAGACTTATGGGAAAGCATTCATTCATTCTCATTCACCAATTGTCTTCGGGATTTTTAGGTAAATATACCGAATTAAGAGATGAAATGAAGACATGTAAAAAAATCATGTCAAAAATCAAGACTTTATACACGAATGAAACGACGATTCCAAAAGAAAAGTTGTCACAATTCATGAAGCGTGATATATATCTTGGATATGATGAGTGTATCAAGTACGGGATCGTTCACGGGTATTTTTAACCGTAATATATCGCCTGTACAAGACTATCACCCCTAATATAATAAATGCCATACTAATTGTATTCATATTCACTGGTATATTCGTTAACGGAGGAGGCTTAAGTCGATCCATTTTTTCGTAATTTACCACAGGAATCATTCTACTAATATGAACACAATTTTTACTACCGATAAAAACGGCAAGAAGCGTTACATCGACATCCGTGTTGAGGAGCGTGATGGATGCTGGTGTATTGTCAAGGCATCCGGACAGGTTGAGGGGAAGGAGTCAATTTCGGTGACTGAAGTTCCACTTGGGTATGAAAGCGCTACGAAGCGTGCCAACACTGTATGGAAAAACCTGAGCACGAAGGCGACTGCAATTCTCCCCATGCTCGCAAACAAATGGGAGGACCGGGAAAAATACATTTCTGAACCATTCTACGTACAACCCAAAATTGACGGTGTTCGTCTACTCGTATCAAACAAAGGGGGTATTTCGAGAACGGGTAAACTCGTTCCTGGAACTGAAAGCCTGGGTAAGGGATTGGAAGAAGGACAGTACCTCGACGGGGAATGTTACGATCATACCCTGACATTCGAAGAAATCACGAGTCTTTTCAAAACAGATCCCATGAAACTAAAATTCTATGTGTTTGATTATTTTGATCTGAATAAACTTGACATGCCCTTTGAAGAACGTATGAAATTCGTGACAGTTGACACGAAACTCGTTCAAAAGAAGAGACAGATGCCACTTGCACACAAAAAGTACGTGCAACAGGGGTATGAAGGAACCATGATCCGCGACCGTAAGAGTGTCTATGAAGTTGGACAGCGCAGTAACTATTTACTCAAACACAAGGATTTCCAAACTGAGGAGTACGAAATCATCGGAGCGACGACCGGTCACGGAAGAGACGCAAAAGCTGTTGTGTGGAAATGTAAAACGGAATCTGGCGCTACTTTCAATGCTCGCCCGGAAGGAACCATCGAAAGTCGCGAGGATAAATACACGAGGAGAGATGAATTCATGGGGAAGATGTTGACGGTCCGGTTTCAGAATTTAACAAATACTGGAGTACCTAGATTTCCCATTGGATTAGTAGTTAGAGATTACGAGTGATAGATAGTAAATGAACCGTATTGCAATTGATATCGATGAAGTTTTAGTACCTTTAGTACGCCCCATGGCGAAATGGGCTAAGTTGAACATGCCGTCAAGTAAAAGATACTCGTATGTATACCGTGACATGTTCAATATATCCGAAACACAGTCGCAAAAAATGGTGAAAGATTTTTATAAATCAGATGAATTTATGTTATTACAGCCAACTATTGGGTCACAGCCCATACTTCGTCTCTTACGCCCGGGTATCAGTAAAATCTACGCAGTCACGGGGCGTCAGGATTGTGTGAGACAAGAGACTGAGGACTGGTTACAATTTCATTTCCCTCATATTTTTGATGATGTTATTTTAACGAACAGTTACACGGAATTAGAAGTTCCAAAAGTTGACATTTGCAATAGTCTAAAACTGGATACGATCATCGACGATAATTACGGAATTTGTGAATCTTGTCAAAATAATGGAATCGCGTCTATACATTTTGGTGGGAGCGATGGAGTGTTATACCCATGGTGTTCGGAATATGATAACACAGTCCTGAGCTGGAATGAATTATACAATTCGTACGAAGACGGTGACTACGATACATGTATTAAAGTAACGAGTCATTTATAAACATATATGTTATCTGTAGTGTGTACTCAAATACCCACGCATTCGAATATCGATATCAACAGACAAAGACCAAAAAAACAACGTCATTGGCGTAATCATATAGACAGAACATATTCACGCGAAGAAACGATGAGTCGTATAGTGGAGGATAAAAATACACAAATTGAAAAATTAGAGAAACAAAATATGGAGTATAAACGTATCAACCATAACCTGAAGATGATCGCAACGTGGAACCTCTGTGTGATGCATTCATATCTCAGCGACATTAAACAGGTCAATGAATTTTTTGAAGATATAGATACCAATTAACAATTTAGCACTTTTAATCGTTTTATAATACCTTTATTCTATTTTAATTTTAACACCTTCCGTTTCTCTTCAGCTTTCTTAGCATACTCCTTCATTCCCCTTTTATCTATGGGTGTATATCTTGTCACCGCATTTAAACGTAAACTTAATATCGGAGTGATACATGTCTTGCGTTTCTCCGAATATTTAAGTGTTGTTCTCTTGTGCACTCCTGACATACTTTATACAAATAAAATATAACCTAAGTTAAATAATAATAAATATATATACAAATGTTTTCTAAAGTCCAACCGTTATATCAAAAGTATTATACTGCTAGAAGTATTAAAAAACAAATTCGTAATAAAACTATATATGCGAATAGATATAATTTCAATGACGAGAATAGTAAACAGTTAAGTGAAGTGCATACCAGTAAGTTGCTACACATTCTAACCTTCCCTGGCGATGGAGATGAAGGAGTTTATGCAATCAAAGAAACCATAGATCATATTCCTATAGACCATATACTCGCATTTCGAACATTCGATGACGCGTTTAGATACAAAATACTACTCGAGGCTGAAACGGAATTCAAACCCTATATTCAGTTTACAACGAAATACGAGCTGACTCATGTATGTGCAGTGGGAAATTATAGTTGTCGCGTTATTAATTTAAATGCCCTCATTATCCCCCCAACGAAAGTTATTGACATTACCGATTGGGAACGTCGTAATGCATTGATTCGAGGTAAATGGAGTGTTTTGAAAGAAGAAATTGAAGATTGTTAGATAAATATGGCTCCTCCGTGATTTTCTGTAACGACGATGAATTTAATTTTAATATCGGGGTGGTCACGTTTAATAAATTTTAACATCATTTTGGCGTATTTATGTGCCTCTTCTATATCCAGACTAGGGGGGACGGGAATATACGATTTCACCGATTTATTTAAAAATGTATAAGACCATGTGGGCATGACTTTTTTACCGAGTATCATTGATGAAAGATTTACACTTTTAGTACTCCGTTTATTTCTGATATATCTATCTATAGAAGAACCCTGTGTAACCTGGATATTTCCCATGTATGTCAAGTTATTCACTTCATTTGGCAAAAATTTGTATACTCGAGATATATCATACCCCTTATCTAACGCAGACTTACGTTTTTTATAAGCATTTAACATCGAAATCGTTCCCGGGCGATCATTTTTATATTTTTTCATTACCCGTGTAGACACACTTGATAATTCCTTCATATTTGCAGTATTCGTAATTTCGTTCCGATTTTTATCTCTATTACGATTCATAATTGCAGTATTCATATTTTCGTTCTGCCTTATTTTGAATATTCTCGGATCTCTATCACGGTTCATCTATTATCATATAAGATTTTTTTTTACATTCACAAATTAAGAACGTTAAAAAAGTAATTTATACATGTCTTTCAAATATAATGTATTCTGGGAATAGGTTTTTCACTGTATTTTTATGTTTCATGTAAACGGTAAGTTTTTCGTAATTTGACATGGACTCTGTAAAAAATTCAATTTTTTTTAGTTCGTGATGTACTTCAAGCTCGATGCGAAACCCCCTACTACGTTCGGGGTGAAGATCTTCGAGTAGTTGCCATGTTTCATTTCTAAAAAGGCGTTCACCTTCGGTCGAGAGTATATCTTCTTCTCGTATTCTATTCGCAGAGTAACCATGCCACCACCCCTGACGGGGAAGTCTTCCTAGAGTACTAATACGTCGTACGGCACTCATTTACATATATTATAACACACGTTTTTAAGTCTACTTATTCACACCGATGAGTAAACTTATTAACGAGGCTACTTCAATGAGTATCAGGGCTTGTTGAGACATGACAAGAAGTTTGGCTCGTGTAGTTTTAGGGGTGAATTCCCCATACCCAACACTTGACATGGTCGTAAAGGAAAAGTAGAATGGGTCGATGAGTGATGTAAACCCGAATTCAACTGGTTTCATCATGGCGTATAACAGGCCGTACATGAGTGTTATTACAATCACAGAAACTGGAATATGCATTTATTATATATACATATAATAAAT